ATTGCAGGGTGGCAACGTCCCGGCTGATGAGCTGGACGCCGCCCGGCGCAAGATGGACCCCCGCACGTTCCGCCAGGAATACGAGGCCGGGTTCGAGAACTATGCCGGGGTCGTTTACTACACCTTCGACCGGACCGAGTGCCGCACCAGCGAGCGCATCAAGCCAGGCGAGGCCATACACATCGGCATGGACTTCAACGTCATGAAGATGGCCGCAGTTGTGTACGTGGTGCGAGACGGCTTGCCGCTGGCGCTGGACGAGTTCCACTCGGTGCGCGACACGCCGGAGATGATCGAGAAGATCAAGGTGCGCTTCTCGGGTCACAGCGTCTCCGTGTACCCAGACGCCAGCGGACAGAACACCAGCAGCAAGAACGCCAGCGAGTCGGACCTGTCGCTACTCAAGAAGGCCGGCTTCACCGTCGTGGTCGACTCACAGAACCCAGGTGTGAAGGACCGCATCAACGCGGTCAACGCCATGTTCCTCAACACGTACGGCGAGCGGCGCTTGAAGGTCAACATCGACCAATGCCCGCAACTCACCCAGTGTCTAGAACGGCAGACGTACACCGACAAGGGCGAGCCGGATAAAGACCCCAAGAAGGGGCACGACCACATGAACGACGCCGCCGGCTACTTCATCGCCAAGCGGTTCCCGATCAAGACTCAGTCCGCCGGCACCCGCCGCATCGGAGGTTTGGCGTAATGCCTGTTCAATCCACCAACCCAGACTACGACGCTCACATCGAAGAGTGGCGGATGATGGACGACGCCCTGGAGGGCGAGGGCGCCATCAAACGCAGCCCGCGCAACTTGCCCAAGCCAAGCGGCATGACCGAGGCCGAAAAGCTTGATGGCGCCGGCAATGCCTACCTGTACCAGAACTACACCGCCCGGGCTCAGTACGAGCACTGGGTACGGGATTCGCTGCGCTCGATGATGGGCTTGGTCTCCAGGCTGATCCCCGAGGTAAAGCTGCCAGCTGGGCTGAAGCAACTGGAGGACAACGCCACCGCCGACGGCTTCGGCCTGACCCAGCTGTTCCTGCGGATCGTGCGCCAGGCCATCTCCCATGGTCGCGTGCCGCTGGTGGTCAACATAGATGACGCGGGCCAGCCGTACTTCGCGACCTACGCGGTGCGCAACGCCATCAACTGGGACACCGCCGACCAAGGCGGTCGGCAGGATCTGGTGCTGTCGGTGTTCCGCGAGTTCAGGCGCAAGGAGCAGGACCGCTACAGCCACGAATGCGAGACGGTCTACCGCGAGTTCTACATGGACGGTGCGATCTGCCGCACGGGCGTGCGCAACGAGGCCGGCGAGCTGATCGAGGACGACCGCCCGCTGGGTACCGTCGACGGCAGCAACAACCTGGTGCGCGGGCTGGACTACATTCCGGTCATCTACTGCGGCTCGACCGACAACTCGCCCGATGTGGACGAGATCCCGTTGCTGACCATGGCCCGGGCTGCGCTGAAGTCCTACCAACTCAGCGCCGACTACTTCACCGCGCTGCACCAGACCAGCCACCCGCAGCCGTGGGTGTCGGGCCTGGATGAGAGCGTTGAGCTGAGTGTCACCGGCCCTTCGGCAGCCTGGGACCTGGGGCCAAGCGGGTCGTGCGGCTACCTAGAGTTCCAGGGCGCCGGCATCCAGGCCGTTCGCACCGCAATGGAAGACCAGAAAAACGCCGCCCTTGAGGCTGGCGCCAAAGTCATGGACGTCTCCGGCACCGAGTCGGGCGAGGCGCGCAAGACCCGGCAGAACGACCAGCACGCCACCCTCCACAGCATCGTCATCACGGCGGCGGAGGCTATCGAGCAGGCCCTGCGCTACGCCGCAGAGTGGACCGGCTTCAACCCGGACGAGGTGGTCTTCACGGTCAAGCCTGAGTTCGTCATCCCTGAGGTCAACGCCCAGGTGCTGGCCGAGCTGCAGAAGAGTGTCATGGCCGGAACCATCAGCGCCGAGACCTACTGGCAGTACCTCACCACCGGCAAGCTGCCGGAGCGACCCTACGACGAAGAGGCCGAACTGATCGGCGACGACCACGGCGATGGGGTAAACCTGGACGACGAAGATGGCGACGAAACCGGAGCAAACGGCGGACGAGAAGCTGCTGGAGCAGGTAAGCCGCCACTCGGTACTGCTTGAGCGGCTCAAGGCCGGCGAGGTCAAGAAGTTCGAAACCTACCTGCGCCGGGCTGACACGCATGTCCGTGACCAGCTCACCCGCAAGGAACTGACGACATACGGCCGGAGCCGGCTGGAAGAGTTCCTGGGACGGGTCGGCGGCAAGCTGTTGGAGATCTATAAGGCCTTCAGCGACCGGATGCAGTCCGACCTGGTGGACATCGCGCAATACGAGGCAGCGTTCGAGGGCCGCAGCCTGGCCAAGGCGCTGCTGGTCGATGCGGTCATGCCGGCAGACTCGCTGCTCAGGGCAGCGATCAACACTCAGCCCCTGCAGGTGGCTGGCGTCGATGGCGGCAAGCTGCTGAAGCCCTTCCTGAGCGGTTGGACCCGCACCGAGTCGGACCGGGTAACCAACGCCATCCGAATGGGTGTCGTGCAGGGCCAGACCAACGCCGAGATCACCCAGGTCATTCGCGGCACCGCGGCGCAGAACTTCACAGACGGCCTGCTGGCGGTCACGAACCGGAGCGCTCGAGCAGTCGTTCAAACCGCAGTCCAGCATGTGGCCACCACCGCGCGCATGGAAACCCTCAAGGCGAACGCCGAGGTAGTGCCGGGCTATCGTATCGTCGCCACTCTGGACAGGAAGACCAGCTTGCAGTGCCGTAGCCTGGATGGCCGCGAGTTCGAGATGGGAAAGGGGCCTGTGCCCCCGTTCCACATCCACTGCCGAACCACCATAACGCCGATCACCAGGTTGTCGGCGTTGTTCGGGAAGGGCGCTACCCGGGCAGCAGTGGGCGCTGATGGCGGTGGGCAGGTGTCGGCAAGCCTCAGCTACTACCAGTGGCTCAAAACGCAGCCAGCGGCCTTCCATGACGCTGCTCTGGGGCCGGTGCGTGGCAAGCTGTTCCGCGATGGCGGGCTGACTGCCGAGCGCTTCACCGCGCTACAGCTCGATAAAAATTTCAAGCCGCTGACACTAGACCAGCTCAAAGAGCTGGAGCCATTGGCGTTTGCTCGGGCAGGGCTTTAAGCTCAGCATTTTTAGCAAGCAGGCGTGGCTATGTCCGAATACAAAAATGTCAAAGTGCACGATCTTTCCAGTTGGCAACTCCGATATGCACTGGTCAGGTATGTGGCGAACTTGGAAGTTGGGCTGACCCCATCACTGCGCTTCATGAACGGCGAGCCATTTTCGATTTACGAAATGTCGGATAGGCCGAGCTTGTCATTTCCCTCCGGAAAAGAAATTCCAGGAAAGCGAACGAAGCAGATGGAGCCAAGACCGCTTCGCCCCGCTGAGATTCATGCGATTCTCGATCAGTATGAAATGACCGTCGAGGATCACGATTTCGGATACACGATCAATATTGACGGATTCGAGCCCTTCACCAGCATTGAGCTGAATGAGGCGAAGGGTAGAGCGATTGTTGCTCTAGTCACGGGGCTGCTTGAAGTTGCGATCCCCAAAATTTGATTTCTGCACCTAGTTTCAACTCAACCGCCTCCGGGCGGTTTTTTTATGCCCGCCAGGCGGGTCCTTCAATCCCCAGGGGATAGCCACATGCCTTTCGACTTCGACCCGGCCGCCCACGGCCTCACCCTCGACGAAACCCAAACCGCAGCGCTGAAGGCAGCGCTTGGCGGCGAGGTGCAGAAATTCCTAGACGACCAGGTCTCGGGCCTCAAGTCCAAAAACACCGAGCTGATCGGCTCCAACAAGGCCATCAAGACCGAGCTGGACAAGCTGAAAGGCCAGTTCGACGGTTTGGACATCGAAGCGGTCAAGGGCCTGCTGGCCAAAGCCGGCCAGGACGAAGAAACCAAGCTGATCGCCGAGGGCAAGCTGGACGAGGTCATCAGCCGCCGCACCGAGCGACTGCGCACCGACCTGGACAAGCAGGTAAAGGCCGCCAACGAGCGTGCTGATAAGGCCGAAGCCTTCGCCGCCAAGTACAGCGACAAGGTGCTGGCCGATTCCATCCGCGCTGCTGCCATCAAGGCCGGCGCGCTGCCCGAGGCTGCCGAGGACATCATCCTGCGCGCCCGCGGCACCTTCAAACTGAGCGAAGACGGCGAGCCCGTTGCCACTGACCGTGCCGGCGAAGTCGTGTACGGGAAAGACGGCAAGACCCCGCTGTCTCCCCTCGAATGGGCGGAATCGCTGCGC